GGACCAACCAACCAGCCATGAGCAAGCCGGCCAGAACAAAATACGACTAGTGATTGCCACTGGATGGCTCCCCCACAGGGAGCAATCCAGGGGCAAGCCTGCTAGCCTGAACCAGGCGTATTTTCAGCAGGTCTTTCTCCGACTTCGCTGCCGACAGCTGTTTGATAGCCGTCATCACCTCCCCGGCAGACAGTGAAAGTCGGGACGCGATCACGTTAATAGCATCTCCTTCGAATTGCTTATCATACGGATACGGCCCACCGTCAATACGGTGAGCCATATCACGATCAAGCGTCTTGAGATTGGCGCGTAACCGATAAATACGCACCAACGCCCGGCAATAATCCGACACCAACGGTGTCGATGGGTCAGACGTTGTGTAGCCGTGCACGCGATTAGCCAAATCCTCGCGATTCGACCCTGCAACGCTGCGAACAGATACGGGTATCTTCGATAGCGCTCTCAGGGGCTCGACGATGGAAGTGCCAGTCGCGCGCGGACGCACGAACACACGTGATAGGAACGACACTGCTTCGCCTTCCGGGGCAATCTCGGACTTCATTATGAAGCCCAACTCTCGTGCCACGGTAACGCGGTCATAGTTCCCATCGCCCAGCCCATCATCGCCGAATTTTGGCCCCACGCGGCTGAAAGCTTGATCAGGGTCAAGCCCGCCATTGCGCAGCGCGCAATAATCGACAAATCCATTCGGCCACGTATTTGAGTTGGTTGTATCAGCTTTTCCACTCAAATTCATCGCGCGGGACTTGAATTTCTTGCGCTTCCCTCCTTCGACGGTTCTGGGCATCTTGATCGTCCGGTCATAGTTGCGTTGGAACGCGTTGACAATGTCTTTGCGGTGCTCCGCGGAATACAGATTTCGGTAGAGGTACAGGTAATTCTGATTCGTAAAATCAGAATGCGTACCATCCATACTCGTGAAATCAGTCTGATCAATTGGTCCGTTCACTTGTAAAGCAAACTTGTGGACGCGATCAGCAATTTCCGCGGGGCTCAATCCAACGCAAGAAAACCCAGTTCCGTTACGTGCGCGTTCTAGCTCATATGCCTTGTATGGAGCAATGAAACGTGTCGTAAGAATCAAGGTTTCCTTTTCGACCGGAAAGATCAGCCGGGATGGTTTGCCTTTTGCCGACGCGTTCGGCGTAACCTCGGCTTTGAGAAATGCATCAATATCCTCTAATTTGTCGGACTTGATGCAACTCTCATTGCGCAGGTAATCGGCGAACTTCTGGCTGGTTTTCGCGAGTGCAAGAATGGCCTCTTCCCGCGTGAGCGGTACGAGTTTGCGGCCATTCGGTGGCAACAAGCGCGCATTGTATTCACGAGCATAATCACGGTACTTCTGAGGAGGAATAACGTTGTTCGCAACATCGATAACGCGTTCCTGGACAGAAGCCTCAATGTTTACGTCATGAATTGTCGGCGCGGATGCCGGAGGCACGAGCGGCACAGCCGCAAGCATGGCAAAAGGCTTGCCGGGGTCATCCGAGTTCGTAGAGCGCGTATAATTCACAGGCTCCAACAAATCCGCAGGGGCTTCCAGATAGGCAGCCAGCGTATATAACTCGGGAACTGACAACTTGACATCACACCGCTCCATCACGTTGCTGACCCCTGCGACGCCCGGTACCTTCGTCTTATTGACATGGTCCAGGGCGGCGTAGTAGGCACCAATCGGTATGGTAGTGCAATCGCCACATTCAACTCCTCGCCGGATGCTGACCAAGACATCACGGTCACGTGTCACGGTCAGGGCAACATCGCCGCGGGCGTTAGATGCAACGCCAATGCGGCCCAATGTCGGGTACTTAAAATACCTCCGGAGGATGAATGGTGGTATCCAAACTGTGTGTGATGGTACGAGTATCACGATCGCGCGGTTATACGGACCAGGGACAACCTGCACATCATACACCGTGAGAGAAAAAGTACCCTCAGCGACAATGATGTCGGTGTTGTAGTTCCATACACGATGGCGGTAAACTGCACCACCACAAATGCGCTCGCAATACGTACCGTCAGCACCAATATACCAATACGAATCAGCGCCCTTCCCAGCGACGCTTGATGGTATTATGGTGTACATGGCTTTGATGCCAGTTACGGAGAACATGTCCGAATCATCGACATAATAATCCACGTCGATGAAAGCCTCAATGTCCGGATGCTCTCGTCCATCAATACGTGCGCGTTGATTAATATCACGCACAGTATGATAAACGCGACTGCCCGCCCATCCACGGTTAACCTCACGAGTGCTCGTACTCGTTGAGTAAACCCGGCGACCTACAGACTTCGCATAAGTGTCAATAGTCCGAATGGCCTGTTGGCGGACGGCTTGCGCCTCCGGATGTGAGTGTTGTGACCCCTGGCGTGGTTGGACACCAGAATCCCAGATGACTTTGCGCGCGAGTTCGAGTGGTTCGCGGCTGTGTCGTACCGTCAACGTATCAATTATGACGGACCCGGGGGCGCGGATAATTACTCGCGCGCGGTCGACTGCTCTCCGCAACAGTTTGGATACAACTGTTGCAGTTTTCATCAGGTCATCATTGATGGCCTGATCTTCCCATGCGTACCTGGCAACGCCAGGAGCACCACTCGCATGAGGTCTGCGCCACCCACGGTGGCGCATGTGCTGGTTGATGTCATCGCTGTGGGCGACGAGCGCAACGCGCTGTGACACATCAA